GTTTACTGGGACATTGAGTGATCGATACAATCTCTTTTGAAAATAAATGATGTCATCGATCTGTCCCAGATTGTCGCCGCCTGGCAGTGTTGAGATCTCAGTACCTCGACCACCTTCTTTACGAGGCAACCAAAAGTCTTCCAACATGGACATATGTTTACGGTCATCTTTGATTTGACCGGTAGACGCATCATAGACAAGTTTGTTGCGATACTTTGCCATGATGTCTTTCATGTATTCGTTCGCCTTACCACGTGGCATGTTACCTACGTCGATGTAGAATATACGACGTTCGGGTGCACGTGCAAGACGATAAATTACAAGACTGTCTTCCATCATACGCAACTGGTTGATGGGTTTGAGTGCCTTGTGTAGATGCGACAGAACTTTCTTTCTACCTTCGTCTAGTACACCAGACGTTACGTAACTGATCGCATCTGTAGAAATTCTTACCGAAGCATTTGACTGTCCGGGCTTTTCTTCGAAGATATAAAATTCATCGACATTGTCAACAATCTTAACACTAGTCTTCGGATCTTTCTTATACTTTACTTGTTTTACTTTTCGTATTCTCGCAGAATCAATATGACGTATTTCTTGAATACCTGCCTTTAGATTAGATTCGTTAACGAGAAGATGATGAACACAACGTCCATCCACATACCACGATCTGAAAATATCATGTCCCAGATCATTGAAATTTAACATAGAAACAACTCGATCAAACTCTAATCGAATAGATTCTTTAATTTTATCTGGTGCGTCAATTTCATCCACTGTGATTTTCACAGAAGAAGATTGTTCAGATGCAGAAATAGCTTCATTGACAATCTCTTCAATTGCCATATCAACTTCGGGGTGTTGTGATACACCACGGTAACGCATAATCAATTGTTGATTGTCTTTTGCTTGGTCTCCATCCATATTGATGTATTGACCATAGTAACCCGCAGCGCTGGTCACATAACCCGCGCCGTCCGGATCTGTTGGAGCCACTGGAGATTGAAGTTTCTGAGTACCGGATGGTTTTGCACCAGCTCTCTTAATTTCAAATCCAAATAACTTTAATACGCTGCCGTTTTCTTCTGCCATACCTATTCCTAAAATAAAATAAAAGGGAGACCAGAGTCTCCCCTATATTTAGAGACTATTAAGTTGTCGTATTCGACTCCCAGTATTGGTAAGCGAATGTAACATCAAACGTCTCTATCTCACCACGAGTATCATAACTCAACGCGATTGGACCGACAGTTTCGGGGAATGCACCACGAATGTCGACTCGTTTGATTACTGACTCATCTCGATCAAGTTGTTCAACAAAGAGGTCCGTTTGATAATCAACAGGGTTCACCAAACCAGTATTTGATGAGTGACCATTGATACCATTTGACCAACGCTCCATCGCGTCACGGATTGCAAAATCTGTGTCGTTCAGGATTGTTACTGTCCAAGGTTCAAACGTTCTCTCTGAAGCCATCTTGAGTTCACGTCCACGGAAGTTAACAACAAAGTTGCCAACCTGTGACTGTGGTAACTGAGCAGTTTTGCAGAGAAAAGAAGTCAGTTCCGCATCACCACCCGCATATGCTGGGAAGTTGATCGTGCAACGGAACAGATTGGCTCTTGCGCCACCACCACGGAGTTTTGACTTAAAGTCATCTACGCCTAAAATTGCCATTGTCTATCTCCTTAAACTGTGCCTACGACTTCTTCAAAGTCCACACCAGTTCGAACACCTACGAAGTTAAGAGTTACGTAGTTGATTGAACGTGCGGGTTTGATGAAGACCGACGCAACAAATGAGTTTGTATCGATGATATTGGCAGTATTGTTTGTTTCATCACAAACAACCTTAAAGTCTGTAATACCACGACGCCCCTGTACTTCACGCAAGAATGGTTCGATGATGTTCACGAATTCTGCACGAGTAAACTCATCGTTGAATTCGAACAACACATTCTGCGCTGCACCTTTGATTGCTCTCTCGATAACCAAGAACAAACGTCGAACATTAATTCGGTCGAATGCTGAAGGTTTGCGAATAAACGTCTTATCTCCGTACAAGACAATCCCTTGGCCCGGCAAGTTAACAATTGGGTTGACGCCCGCTTTGTACAATGTATCCCGTTGTGACTTAGTTGGGTTGTACGCAAGAGCGGTTACACCAAGATAGTTACCTCGACGTGTTCCCGCAGGCGAGAACCAAGGAGCAGAATTATTATCTGTCAGTGCCATGAGACCCGCAGTCGATGACGCAGCGGGGATAAACTGATACTTGTCGTTGTACTTATCGTACACTTTCAAGTAGTTGTTATCAACTGTCAAGTATGACGAAGATGTAAAGTTCGTTACTGCTGTAGTAATGTTAGAGTTAACAGTTGTAGGGTTATTGACATTCACAACCGCAGCACGGTTGGGAGAAGCAACTACCATACAATCTTTACGAGAAATCGCAGTAGCGACCAAATCGTTTACAACAGTTTGTTGGTTTGATGAAGAGTTCATTCCAGGCGCGATCAAGAAGTCGACCTGAACTGTGTTTTCATCTTCGAACTCATCAAAACCTGCAAGATATTCTGTTGTTGTCAATGACGCAGAGTTTACACCACCACTAAACGAGTTAGCGAGAGGCGATGAAGATTGGTCTGCACCATTAGTTGCGTTAGTGAAACTTGCAGCCGTTGTTGCCGCACCAAATAATTGCGTTGGGTGGTTTGCACCCCAGACATAAGTTGATCGGTCATCAAGAACATCTAAGATGTAATTGTTAGAACCATCTTCAGTCTTTGCATCGGTTGCAAGAGAAACGTTTGCAAATGTTTCGAGAACAGTATTGGGAGTTCCAGAGAAAACACCGTCTTCGTCGATAACTGCTACGTGGACTTCGTCAAGTGCGAGAGCACTATCCGCAGACCGTGCTGATACCCATGAAGATGTGCCGGGCTTCGCATCGAAACTAGACGAATATGCCCAGTTATCCCATGCAGAATCTTTCGATCCACACACGTCAATCTTGAGTGAGTTACCAGCGGAACCTGACCACTTAGCAATAAAGTTACCAGAAGCGCCTGACTTTGTCGCATCCCAATCATCTCTATTCTCAATCAAGTCAACCGAAGAACCACTGTCTACTGCGTTTTTCGCAGCAGAAGTCGCACCACGGACAACAAAGAGATTGCTTGAATACTTGAGGAACTGAGTTGCAGAAAGAAAGTCGATTGCTGAACTGTCGTTATTGTATGAGGGATCTCCGAAATTTTCTACCAATTCTGTTTCAGTACCTACTAGAATTGGTGTATTTACTGGACCCCAAGCGAAATCACCCACAAATGCACCAGTCGAAGAAGTTACGCCTGGCACAATACCTGACAGATCCACTTCTTTTATAGCGACATTTGGGGATTCAGACTTTAGTAGAGCCATAATCGTATCCTTTTTATTCGTTGTGTTATGATAAGTGACATAATGCGATATTATTCGTCAATATCATTATTTATATATTACGACGTTTCAACGTTCCACGGTATTGACCAGCTAGGGTCTTTCATCGCATCCTGCATTTCTATCTGGTTTATCGCATCGTCACCATTATCAATAAATCCAAACGGAACCATATCCGCTTCTATTTCTTGCATTTGTTGTTCAAACATCATCTGTTTAATATTAACATCGGTCATATCACTGAAAACCTGTGTTGATATAAAGAAACCAAACATAACCAAGTTCATCATGAGATCGTCGTGGTTTCCATCACTCGCCTCGTAAGACTGACCCCTAGAGACAAACGTAGATATCTCTAGTATTGTATTTTCATCTACCACTTCTAGTTTGTTCTCTTCAAGTAGATCCTTGATACCGGAACACCCTAAACGTTTTACTCGACGGTTCATAGTGATACCGATCGCGTTTGCTTTGACCGCAGACTCAAGGTGTACGTTCTCATACTCCAAGTCGTGATACAGCCCGTTGCACACCACTTGTCCAGCATCATTAGATTCTACCACCACATAAGCTTCGTTGTACGCTTTCGCAATTTTATAAATAATATTCGGGAAGAGTATTGGAGAGATACGATTGTTCTGATACACTGCAACCTGTTTAAATGGTCTCGCAGTTACATCGATTACCGAAAAGGTACTATAGTCCAACCCTCGACCCTTCGCTACATCGACGGTCATTATGTAATCGTGTTTGGGTTGCGTTTCTTCGTATATCCTAAACGAACCACCCTCCATAGTTTTCTTCGGTGGTTTTGCACGGAAGTTTAACAAGGTCTCTGCATTGATCAGAGTGTCACCGGTACCAAAGAATGTGTTACCGAATTCCTGATCAAACTGCAACTGACTCGTGTTCGAGATGGTTTGTTTCTTCCACTCTTCGTCACGGCCTGGCACATCGTACCAGTTTACCGTAAACGCTTTATATTCATTTGTTTGTTGTACTGCTCCCTCCCATATCTTGTGGAAGGTATTCCCAATACCATTTGCAGTAGAAGTGATAATGACCTTTGTATCCTTACCAGCCGAGATAACAGGGTAGGTGGAAGTATAGAACTCAGCTGCTCGCTCAACAAAAGCAAACTCGTCCAGAAAAAGCAAGTTAACAGACATACCCCGTATAGAAGAACCACTGGTGGCAGCAGCAACAATGCGACTATTATTACTAAACTCAATAGAACCTTTGTTAAGTGCTCGACAGCCAGGTTGTAGAAAAAAGGGTAGATTCTCAAGTGCCAAGGTAACTCGTTGGAGCATTTCACGCGCCGTAGCCCCCTTGTTAGCGAGGACAGCGATAGTCTTTTCGGGATGAAATATAGCGTACCATAGAAGATAAACAACGGACGAAATACTCTTACCACTCTGTCGACAGGCAAGTACGATCGAGAAGCGATTGTCGTTAAAATGACTGAACATTTTTTCTTGGTACGGGTACAAATTAAAGTTGACAAGTCCTTTGTCAAGTGATATAATCTTAACATACTGTCGCGCAAAGTATGTGGGGTCTTGCATACACTTGGCATATTCCCTGACTTGATCTTCAGTCCAAGATTGTTGTACACCATCTCCCTTAACATTAGGATTTCCGTTGTAATGGTCTGTATTCATTCACGCATCCAATCTGCCCATCTATCATTCTTACAACGGTTATATATCGTTTGACGGGTCACCCCATACTTGTCTTCTATTGGTTTGGTGCCAGTATAACTAACACCCTCAATCATAAACTTTGCGACATACTGCCAAGGTCTTTCTTTCTGATGACTCCAATACTCTTTGTTACTTTTGGAGATAGATAATTTTGACTCTTCAGTATGCTTTTGACCTTTCCACACCTGGCTGCCCTTCTTTCCGTTCTCTAGTGTTGCTTCTAGTCTGCGCCCCGTTCGTGGCCCTTTGTTTGCTTCACTTGTTTTTATCCTGCGTATCTCATCACCGTCTAGTTGTCCCTTTAGAGACAACCACGCAAGATTGTCTTGCCATCGTCCCCATAGACCATAGAGTACCTTGTGGTGTATTGCGTGATCTAAGATCGTTAGTTCCACAAGATTGCTGGGGTCATCTGTTCCCCCTGCGTGTCTTGGTATAATGTGATGTTTGTGTGTTTTCATAATAAACCCTCTTGTATTTATTTATACATTTGGGTTTTTACACCTGAATTTCAACTTCTCTTCATCATCAGTCATTTGGGGTTACGTCTTTCTCTTCCTTGTGCAGTAATCTCTGTAAGTCTGTAGTACTGCCAATGAATACATTGTTGTTAGTGACTTCCTTGTCCGCTTTGGGATCTGCTTTGATATCCTTGTGTTTCTTATTCAAGTCCATCAACTTATCTGTCACGTCTGCGACATTCTTGATCATGCCAGACAATACCTCGAAGGCACGAGGGTGTTCAGACTCCCGTGCCACTTCGACCATTAAATCAAGGCCACGTTTACCACTCTCGATCAATTCAAGATAGGTATCACGAGAAGTCTCGTAATCGTCCTTGATGTTTTTCTTGTCTTCGTTATCCGTCAAGTTTATGTCCTACTGTCCTACGTACAATATCGTCTGCATCAAACTCTGACCAATAGAGTTCAAATGCGACACCGTCGTCGATACCCACAAACTGGTGCCATTTGCCAGGCTCTACCTTATAGTAGTCTCCTGCACGTAACACTGTCTGGTCACATAACATATTTTTACGTGTATCTGTGGGTTCGTTTTGCCACGTCTTGACCATGAGTGTTCCGGACTCTACAAAGAAACCGTTCCACTTAGTCTTGTGGTAGTGTTCAGAACAACAATGATTCGCCTTAAATTCAATTCGATGAAACTCAAAGGTTGAGTTGTGTTCAATAAGTTCTGTGGTTCCCCACACTTTTCCTGACTTCATAATATAATCCTTATGTTGTTAAGTCGTTATTCAAAACCCTCGAAATCAATCATCGTAGCATTCAATGTTATACGAGTAGTAATTGAATTTGATGTGTTTGCCACTTCTCTAATAAGAAGATCGAAAGTTGCAGAGGCTAATTCGATTTCACTTGGGCCTGGAATTGGCGGTTCAACTTGCCATGCACGTGAAGTTCCTAAATTTAATGTGGTACCAAAATCGCCCGGCACACTAGAGTTGTTGTTACTAGTAGACACTAAAGTTGCAATACACTCAAAATCGCTTGCAGTGAATGCGACACCTGTATCATCAACCCAGTCACCCATATCAGTAACAATATCGCCGGTGTCCGTGTTATCTCTATTAACACGAATTTCACCCGTGTTTAACAAGTATATAGTAGTCGTAGTAGGATCACCAACCGCATCTCCAGACGCACTGAAAGTGTCTGGATCAGTCATTGATCCTCGTTGAACATTTGGAGTACCTGTATCATCATCACCAATAGTAAATGTTCGAGTCTTTACTGCACTTCCACCGTGTGTTTCAGAAACATTCATGGTATATGAAGTTGTACGACCCGATGTGGGTGTATCATCGGTATCTGTGGTTTCCACGTTGAAGTTCGTTGACGTATTGGTGGTATGTGAAAATGTACCAAAAGCATCACCACCAGAATTTGCAAAGTCTTCAAAGACTGCGGGTAATGCAAAATGAACAGTCGTACCAGATGATACAGTACCAACTTCGGTGTTACCAGAAGACATAGTTACATAGTTTCCCGCATTGATAAACGAGATGGTCGTTTCACTTGGGAAATCAATACCTCTTACTTCCATAC